AATGGTACCATTCCTACCATTACTCCTGCAGTAACTGTTGCTGCTGATGCAACATCAATTACACTGTCGGTTGAAGGCCGCTACCAGTTAACAACTCCTACGGCTTCGGCTAAGGTTATAACCGCTGCCACTGGTGCTACCAACGGCATGGTATTTACTTTGGTTGGCGTTGCTGGTACCTACAATTCCACAATTCCAAAAACATCTACATCATTCCTGCTTGCAGGTGGCGTTACCTGGACAGGATCGGCTGGTGCTGAAATCACTTTCAAAGCCATGTTGACAGACACTGCAACATACAACTACATCGAACTCTCACGGAAATAACCCGACATAGAGCATGAACACGTGTTAAGCCCCGCCGAGTGCGGGGCTTTTTTTTGTCCTTGCTGTAATTGCATTGTCATTGCACCTTTGAAGCATGAAAGAAAAAATACCAGAACAAACCAACCATGTTCCGCTAGTAAGGAAATATCCAAAATATAGCCGGAACGAACTTTGCCCTTGTGGCAGCGGCAAAAAGTTTAAACATTGCTGCGAGCTTGCTTACAGGCTCAACTTATCACAAAAAGTAATCAACTTCAGACAAGATCACATGAAAAACGAAATTATCAACTACCTGAAAACAGACCGCAGTTTTGCCTCAGGTGCAAAGCTGTATCATAAGCTCGGTCACAACCTTGCATTAATCAAAAAATTCAACCTTCAGGGAGAAAGTAAATCCAATCTTGACATGCTTCATTACCAGCTCTGGAAGCTGACAGGATTGCCCGAAAAAGAATTTAATGAAATTATGATGAAACCCGTTGAGAAATCTCAAATCTCAAATGACAAAACTCAAAAGGTCACTGAGCCTTCCGAGGTGCCGAACACCGAACAACAAACAACAAACCCCGAACAAATAATTTCAGTTGCCGAAGCAATAAAATTTAAACTCCGGGAAGAATTCCCATTCCTTTCCGACAAATCCTGCCCGGATGCTTTCAAAATCCTGGTTGCCGACATGATGACGGCACATGAAAACTATGTGAAAGCTCACGAAGAACTTTTCAATATCACTAATGAGCAGGATGCCTTTGATGCTGCCGATAAGCTCATTAATAATTACCTGGATAACCAGGAAATCTGGAAAGAACTCAATTACTATAAAAATACCGGGACCGTTCTGGGTAAACACAGCTACTTTGAAGATCAAAACCGCCAGAAGGAGTTAACTTCCAAAAGTGTTCCTGATTTGATGATCATGCTGCGAAATATTGAGCATTCAATCTGGCGGGTTACAAAAAAAATGAAAGACGATCCCAAGCCTGAGCTTGTTGCCAGACGCGAAAAATCAATCAGGGATTATGAGCGGGATAAGAAAATTATCAAATCATTGCTGAATATTAACGACTGAACGTGATGGAATTCACCCAAACACATCTTACCAACATCGAAAACCTGGCACGGCTTAATTATACCATCAGGCAAATTGCTGTGTACATCGGTTTCGATGTTGACGAGATTTATGAAGAATACCGAAATACCGAATCGCTGTTTCGTAAAACTTACGACCGTGGCGTAATGACAACACAAATCGCAATCGAAAAGGCAAACCTCGATCTGGCAACAGCCGGAAATATTAATGCAATCCAACGCCATGATAAAAAAGTTATCGAAAGACAAATACGTGAGGCTAAAGAACGAATATTCGGACGCGCTTAATAGTGTTGATCTTGATCTTCTCCAGCTTCATATAAAAACAGGCAAAACAAAATCGCTCCCCGACGACCTTGTGCTTTACATCGAATTGATGGAAATTGTACGGGGGCTGTATGCCAAGTACGAAACAAAAACCTTCATCGTAAATCTACTGATGATGAAACCTTACGAATTGTCACGATTTCACGCAAACAGGCTTTACTTCGACACGCTTAACTTTTTTTACTTAGATAACTCAGTAAAGCAAAAAGCCTGGGAAAATATCTATGCTACCCACTTGGATAACATCGCTTATTATGCCATCGAAAAGGACGATCTTGAAACCGCTCACCGCTGTTTTATGGATGCCGCAAAACTGCGTGGCGTTGGAACCGACGAAAAGGGCGAAATGCCCGCCGAAATGTACAACCGCCCGGTTATAATTTACACCATTGATGCCGAAGCCGCCGGAATAAAATCAACCTCCCGGAAGGAGCTGGCCGAGTTTATTGATAAAATCCCGGAAATTTCGGAGCGCGAACGGGTAAGGCTCAACAAAGATGCAGGCATTTCGGAAGTTACCTTATTTGAAGATTTGCCGAATGAAGCTAAATAAAATTAAAGCCAGCGAACTCGAAACCGAAATAAGGTACGCCAACCGGGTTAAAATGGTTATTGATCTGATAAAACCGAAAAACCTTGTTTTTATCGGCGGCCGTGGTACAGCAAAATCAACCGACATTATTGCCGAACGAAGCATTGATATTTGTTACGAAATGCCCCGCGCTCCGTTTGCTTTTGTTGCCGATACTTACGTAAATCTGATGACGAACATTGTCCCCGCTATCCTGCTGGGGTGGGAGCGTAAAAAATGGTTTGAATATAACCCCATCCGGAATTTCGGACATTACGTTGTTGATAAGCCACCGCCCGACAACTGGCCACAACCTTACATCAAAACATTCGACTACAAGCACACCATCAGCACATTCCTGGGAAATAAATTCTTTTTGATTTCGCTCGACCGTGCTTCCATCAGCGCCGGTATCTCGGTGGTGCATCATTTTATTGATGAGTGCAAATTTGCCCGTGAAGATCGGGTTTCCAAACTTTTCCCAACCCTGCGCGGTGATGCGATGCTTTACGGCCATTCGCCATATTTTATGGGGCAAACATTTTGCACCGATATGCCAAACCCCAATGCTGGTGAATTCGACTGGATTCTCCGTCTCGAAAAAAACATGAACCGGGAGCAGATCACAACGATAATACAAACCGCCCTGGTGGTTAACGACCTCAATGTTGAACTTTACAACGCAACAAAAGATGAGAAGCCATCCAAAGAAATCGAAAACATAAAGAAAAACCTTAAAAAATGGAGCGAACGACTGAAAAAGGTAAGGCACGGATCAACCTTCTTTCATGTGGTAAGCTCATTTGTTAATGCCGATATTCTCACAATCAACTATTTTAAAAACCTTTTCGATACCCTCGAATTTGAAGACTTCAAATCATCGGTGCTTTCCATTAAGGCAACGCTCGAAAAGGGAGCGCGTTTTTATGGCAACCTGAAACCCTCACACTTTTACGACGATTCGTACAATTACGATTATTACGACCGCTTTAAACTTACCGATAACATAAAACAAAATAGCCAGGGATTGAAACACATCAGGCACGATCAGCTTATCGAAGGCGGGTTTGATGCAGGCAATATGATGAGCCTGGTATTGGGGCAGGAGCAGGGCATTGATTACCGCGTGCTCAAGTTTATGTATGTGATAACCCCTGAATGGATACGTGAACTGGCTAACAAGTTTATCAACTTCTTTGAACACCACAAAACAAAAACACTGCATCTCTATTACGACAGGGCAGCCAACCAAAACAGCAGCGCCAAACAAGACTATGCCACCAAGTTAAAGCAGGCTATCGAAACAGATGCTGCCGGTAATCGTACAGGGTGGATAGTTGTGCTGATGAGTGTGGGGCAGGGTAACATAACACACGCCCAGGAGTTTGATCTGATGAATGAACTTATGAGCGGGCGCAACAAGAACCTGCCACAACTACACATTGATATTCACGAATGCCGTGAACTCAAGAGCAGCCTCGAACTTGCACCCGTTATCAAAGATGCACACGGCAATATCAAGAAAGACAAACGATCAGAGAAACTTGCAACACACCGACTGCCCAACGAATCAACCAACCCATCAGATGCTTTCAAGTACCTGCTTTGCCGCCGCAAATATCTCAAAGTAGTAAAGCACAACAGCGCATCATCCATTGCAGGTGATGTTAAGATCAGGGGCTAAACACCACCAACCAGCTCAATTTTGTAAAAACGCACGCTTTGCAGGCAGGCCGTCATATTTCACCTTTTCGGGTGCCTGTCATGGCATATACGGGGTGGGGCGGGTCGGCCAACATTACCATAATAATTGATTGTTTTTGATTTTGGGGCAGCTAAATATTTGATTTTACGCCAATATTTTGAAAAGCAGTTTTAAAAGGTTTGCCCGATGGCCGGATTTGGCAATTGTCCTTTACCGCAAAGGCCGGATTTTGTTTTTTTGTTTTAAATATAAAAACGATGAAACAAACGCCTACATGGAAAACCGAAACCCGCACGCTGGCCGAACTAAAGCCGCTTGAAAAGAACCCATTTGGAAAAGTTACAGCCGAAAAGCTGGATAAGCTAAAGGGCAAACTTGAAACGCTTGGCGTGTTTGAAATACCCACGCTTGACCAGGATAACAACCTGCTTACTTTTAACAAGCGATACCACGCGCTGATGCTGTTGCATGGCGACAGCTACCAGATTGATTGCCGGATACCCGAACGCGACCTTACCGAAAAGGAGCGCAAAGAAATTATTGTTACCAGCAACGTACACGAAGGAAGCTGGGACCTTGGAATATTGGATATTGAATACGCCGATATTGACCTGGGCGACCTGGGACTTAGCACCACCGAAATAAAGTTTGAAGAAAGCGCCGTGTATGGCAAAACATTGGAAACTTTTGTAAATAAAGATTCTGTGATAAATGATAATTGTGATATTGTTGATAAAGTAATTAATGGATTTAAAATGAGCCATGTTTTGATTTCATTTAAACCAGAAACATTAATTCATATCCAGGATAGTTTACAGCAGATAAAAAACACAATGGGTGTTGAGTATGAACAAGGTAGTAACTAAAGTTAACAATGATCCGTATTTGTTTGGATTGAAGGTAAAACTCAGATTAGAGTCTTTACCGAGTAAAAGTGAAGTTACTGTACTTGATTGTTTTGGTGGTGAAGGTATGCTTTGGAAAAGCGTAAAAAGCTTATCTGATAAAAATATCAAAGTTTTATCTATTGATAAAGCAGAATATCAAAAAGTTAATCTGAAAGGTGATAATCTTAAATTCATTAAGGATATGGATTTATCATATTTCGATATTATTGATCTGGACAGTTATGGTAGCCCATCCAATCAGCTTGAATTGATTTCAAATAAAAATTATAAAGGAATAATTCATTGTACGTTTATTCAGACTATGATGGGTGGAGTTAATCACAACATACTATTTTCACTTGGCTATACCCGTAAAATGATAAAGAAGTGTCCAACTTTGTTTAATAAAAATGGTATTGATAAACTTCTTTTATTTGTCAAGTTAAAATTCAATGTTGATAAAGTTAGAATTGTTACATATTACAATAAAAATTACTTTTACTTTGTTGTGAATCAATAAATTGACTACATTTGATGACATTTAAAAAATTAAAATTATGTCACAAATTTACGAACCAAAAGGCGCAGCAAGGGAGTATTCTCCACTTGCTTTAAATTATTACAAAGGATGCGATCATGGATGCATGTATTGCTATGTTCCTCAGATATTAGGAAAGTTTAGTTCCGATTACAAGCATTCGGATGTTAAGATAAAAGATTCGGTATTAACCGAAATTGAAGCTTCGGCAAAAAAGTTCAGGAATACTGATAAACAGGTTTTACTATCGTTTACCGGTGATCCGTACTGCAATTTGAATACTGAGACAAAAACAACCAGGGAAGTGTTGTTGATTTTGCTCAAGTACAACATTCCGGTTTCGATATTAACGAAAGGTGGAACCAGGTGCCTGGAAGACCTGGATGTTTTTGAAAAATTCAATGATCGTATCAAAATTGGCTTTACCTTAACTTTCGACAACGAAAAACAATCTTTGCTCAATGAACCAGGCGCAGCAGTTACTCACAACAGGATTGAAGCTTTAAAAACATTACATAAAAACGGAATCAAAACTTGGGTAAGTATTGAGCCTGTAGTTTTACCCGAACAAAGCCTGCATTTAATGGAAATGGCTATGCCTTACACCGATCATTTCAGAATTGGTAAGCTTAATCATTATCGTAATTATGAAAAAGGAATTGACTGGACCAGGTTTTTGGATGATTCTGTAAAACTCATGCGAAAGCATGATAAGCCATTTTACATAAAGAATGATCTTTTTCAGTTCAAAAACGGAACTGTCATCAGCGAAAACGAACGTAACATGGATTATTTGAATGTGAAATAGTATTTGTTTGTTTCATTTGGCGTAAGCCCTGTTGGCCTGTTGGCTGGCGGGGCTTTTTTTGCTTACGCCTTATGCCTTACGCCTTTCTTCGCCTTCATTATTTGTCCTTTCATCTCCGCTTTTATCCTCTTAATCTTGCTTCTCATTTAGTATTAACTAAAACCATTTACAAAATGAAAAAGTACTTTGGAAATTTTAAGATTGTGCTGCTGTTTGCAGCTTTGTTTGGTTTGATGGCCTTTACTCATCAGGTTTTCCCTTCGAATGGAGATCCGCCAAATAATAATCCTTTAGCCTGGTGTGATGGAAATTTTCCTACAACACTTTACCTTATCGACAAAGCGGATAATCCCTGGTACATGAAAGGGGACAGCATTTATTCCGCGTTCAAAATCAATGACGAATACTACGCTTCAGGTGTAAAGTGGAGCAAATCAAGTATGGGGTTTGCGATGGCCTTTGCAAACGTACACGGCATGCCTGTTAAGGTTGGATTTGGTACTGATGAACAAGTATATTGGGGCGTTTGCCGAAAGGGTGTTATTTACAAACTATCATTACAGTCAACTTACCCTGGAAAGTACGATACAAATGCCGTTTTCGAGATTACTGATATTGTTTTAGCTGTTCAGGATAATCCGTATTATAGTTTAAACCCGCTTTGGACTGATGTAAGCGAATTTAAGATCAAACCGCCATTAGCAGGGAAATGGATTTATTTCAGGGATGTTTTAGCTTACAAGCCGATGATACCTAAATATGTGGAAGGGTCCTGCAAACTCGAAATTTGTGAAGGGGCAGCCACCATAAGGTATGGAAAATATTTTAACGAAACAAAGATCAAATTTACCACCGCCGATATTGAGCGTGGTTACATTTGTGTTGTCATCCGGGCCGTCCCTTTAAAAAATTCAACTTCAACCAAAACTTACCAGGAATTTAAACTTTACTGGTCGGCATGACAGAATCAATAAACATTTGGGATGCCATCCGGCAGATGCGCGAACTGAGCAAACAGGGCGGATCGTTTTCGATCACGTTTATGAGCTACTCGCGTGAGCGCAGGAAGTCGGATGGCATTATCGAAGTTACCAATGCCCGGCTCCGGCCACAGGATTCGCCTGCCGGACAGTATTCGGATTACATGCTTAATTATGTGGACATCGACAGTGGCGAAGCTTACCACTTTTGGCAACCTTGCCTGATGTATTTTAATAACCAACGAATCACAATAAAATGATAGTACGAAACGGGAACGGTGGAATAATAGAACTGGCTGATGTGGCCTATTCGTTTCATATTGCCAGCGCCGACAGCATAAACGATTTTGAATTCTTTAATGGAAACCTGCAAAAGCGTTGGGAAAGTAACCCGCTTTCGGTGGGTCCTTACCGCGTGGTTCCTTTCGGAGAAACCAACAACCTGCCGGTTGTTTTGCGGGATATTATCGAGGATAATAACCTGGCCGAGGGTATTATGAAACGGCAGCGCGGCCTGATCTGGGGACAGGGCCCCGAGCTTTACCGTACTGAGTTTAAAGAAAACAAGCGTGAAAAGATTTGGGTGAATGATCCCGAAGTATTGTCGTGGCTCAAATCGTGGGATTTTGAGACTTATCTTCAGCACATTATTATTGATTATTTCCATTCGGAGTGTTGTTTTACAAAAGTTTACAGGAACCGGGGTACCAGGATAGGCGGCCCGGGCATGATCCCTAAGTTGGAATATATTTCGGTGAGCCGTGCCCGCCTGGAATGGCCTGACGACCGCCTGAACCCAAAACGCGCCATCATTGGCGATTTTGACGAAGAAATTTACAACTACCTGAGCGCTTACCCGCTTTTTGATGAAAACGACCCGTTTGCTTACCCGATTTCGGTTAAGTTTGACAACATGGCGAGCTTTGCCCGCCGCTTTTATGGAGTGCCGGCCTATTATGGTGCCCTGAACTGGATAAAAAAGGCTTCGCAGATTCCTAAGATCCTGCAGGCACTTACAGATAATTCGCTCAACATTAAATGGCACATCGTTTCGCCGTCGAGTTATTGGGAAAACAAGAAAGAAATGCTGATGGAAAACTGCACACTCAAAGGTGAGCAGTACAATCCAAAAATGCTGGAAGACCTGAAGGACGAGATTTTTGATAAGCTGGCTAAGGTTTTGGCCGGTGAAACAAACGTTGGCAAGTTTTTCACCAGTGAAAAGGTGATGAACGAGTTTGGGCAGATGGAAAACTGGGAAATCATTCCAATCGACCAGAAGGTTAAAGATTTTATTGATTCGCAGATAAGCATCGCCAACAAAGCCGATTCGGCAACCACTTCCGGACTTGGCCTTCATCCTGCCTTATCGAATATTATGGTTGACGGTAAGCTGGCCTCCGGATCGGAACAGCTTTACGCGCTGAAGCTTTATCTGGCCACCGAAATTGATATTCCTGAACTGATTATTACCAAAGCCGTGAATGCTGCCATTGCCGCCAACTGGCCGGGCAAGGGTTTGAAATTGGGTTTTTATCACGACATCGTAAAAACAGAGGATAGTGTAACTTCCTCGGAAAGGGTTAAAAATGCTGTTTAAAACTATTGACGAGCTAAAGAAAATAACCGGTTTCGTTTATGCCTACAACGACCTGGAAAATATAACCACCGACGTTGAACTGGCCGAGGAAGATTTGCGTGGCGTTGTGGGCGATGAGATTGTGGATGCTGCAATTATTCACTATAACAGTGAAAATTATGAGGCACCTAATCCTGATCCGGAAGATCCGCCTGCAGACCCACCGGTTGACCCGCCAAATTATGAAATCTGGACAAAACTCGTCAACTATATCCAACTTCCTGTGGCTTACTTTGCGATCCATTCTTTCAGTCAGAATACCGACATTTCTCACGAGGACACAGGCCGCAAAGTGAAGATTGACAGCGAGCGCGAGAAGCTCCCGTGGGAATGGATGCTCGAAAAAGACGAAAAAGCGATCATCAAAAAAGCACATCGCACAACCGACCGGTTGATTGCTTTCCTGGATAAAAACATTGCTGTTTTTAGGGATTGGGCAGAATCGGCTGCGCGTGTTGCAATTCGTGGGCAGTTTATTGATTCGGCTGCGATGTTTAATGAGATTTACCCGATTGACAATTCGCGCCGGTTCTTTTTGACGATTTGCCCGTTTATCCGGGAAGCTGAGCGGAAATATATTATGCCGGTTTTGGGTGAGGATTTGTTTGACGAGATGAAAACCGGACTGGCCACGCTTGCTGATCCTGATGCCGAGCCACCAGTGACTGCCTGGGAAGATACCGACGGACTGTTGCCGCTGATACGCGTGCCGCTGGCTTTGTTTGCGATGAGTATTGCTGTAACCAGGCTTTCGTTGGAAGTACTCCCGGAAGGTGTTTTCAATAATCTGATTAATCTTGGCCCAACTTCAAAAACTCCGGCTACTGCTGCAGACAGGTTTGAGATTTCGAAAAGCCTGCAAACACGGGCTAATGATGAGTTAAGGTTTTTGCAGGAAAAAATCAGAAAGATAGACGCCGGAACCGATTTTGTTGAGGCGGATTTGACACAGGGATTGGTGGAGACGAATAAATTTGCGAGGGTATAGCTATGACAAAACTTGAGATACCAGCTATTGACTTCGAAAAGGAAATCCCGGCAAGTTTCGATGAGATGAGCAGCGAGGAGTTTATCCGGTTTGCACATCTTTACCTTGAATTGCAAAAAGGTACCATAACCCTTAACCATCTGAAAACTGAAATGGTATTCCAGTTCCTTGGACTGAAATACAGCAAATGGCGCTTCGAGTTGATGATGGAAGAGGACAAGGCAAAGATTTACGAGAATATTTACCTGATCAGTGAGAAACTTGATTTTTTATTTGTTCAGGAACCCACCGACGACGGAAAAATTAACTTAAAAGTTAATTTCCCGTTCACAAAAAATCTGATTCCAAAATATGCAGGCTTTATTGGTCCGGATGACCTGATGAATGATGTTACATTCCTGGAATACAAAAACGCCCATGTAACGGCTATGGAGTTTTTAAAATCGAGCGACGAAACCGATTTAAACTGGCTCGTGGCTACGCTGTACAGGAAGCCGCTGGTAAAATGGCTGAAAAAACCCACGTATGACGAGTTTAAAACCAAAAATATTGCCGAAAAAGTAAGCTGTTGGCCATTCTCAGTAAAATATGCGATACTTCTCAACTTCCTGGCATGGGAAGAGTACATCCGCACGGGTACTTTTACGATTGATGGCAACGACATCAGTTTTTCGATACTGTTTAAATCGTCGGGCGACAGTGAGGGCAGCGACGGCGGAACCGGACTTACCGGCCTGCTTTTTACGATTGCCGAAACGGGGGTTTTTGGTAACGTGAAATCAACATCGGAGCAAAACCTGTACGATATTTTGTTCCGTTTGTACCAGGTGCAGTATGAAAAAATGGAGATGGAAAAACGAATGAAAGCCAAAACGAAATGATAACAATAGCCCAGATAACGGCATTTGCCAACCGCCTGAAGGAAGCCACGGATTTAAACCATATTATCCTTGTTACCACCGAATCGGAACTTACCAAAAAGATGCAGTCGGTAAAATCTGAGCAGTTCCCGATACTGGTGGTTGTGATCCCGAGTTATGACGCTACCGGAGGCCGCGACAACATCGGCATGATGGCGCAGATGATTATGTTTGTGTTGAAGAAAGACCGCGCTCAGGGAGCTACCGAGACAAACCAAATGGCCGACATGGAAGAAACCCTGGCGATAACCAACGCAATTACCGGAATACTGCTCAATGGATTTACTGATTACACCGATTATATTTTCTATGAGGGAATACAACCGGCTTCGATACATATTGACCCGGAATATAATTACTTAGGCTGCAATGGCTGGAGCCTTGGATTTAATATTAAAAACTAACCAGTGGACCGATTAAAAAACATGGAAGATTTTCATTTAACATTCTTGACGATTGCCGGAAGTGTAATTGTTATTTTGCTTACGGTGATTGGATTTGCCGGGCGTAAATGGCTTGATGATTTTAATGCAGGCTTTAAAGAGATGCGTGCCGATTTGAAAGAAATTAAAAACGACATTTCGGACCTTAAAACAGAGTACCAGCTTGTAAAATCGTATATTCACGAAATCGAAGGCAGGATGGAAATGAGACATCAGGGTCACGACAGCAAGATAAAGGAACACACCGACGAAATTAAAGTGATAAAACACAGGCTTACTGCCGCCGAAAAGCGTATTGAAGCCTTTAAACTGTATCATAAAAAGAATCATCCAACCGATGAAATCGAATGAAAGATAAAAAACTAAAGTTGTACCAGCAGAATTATTCGGCTGATGTAATGGTAAATGGAGAATGGGATAATGTAGTGATTAAAAAGAATAGCGAAAACAATCAGATGCGGGTTAAAGTTTTCCAGCAACGTTACCGCACTAAGGAAGAACACATTGCGCTGTATCATAAAATTATCGAAATTTTGGAAGTAAATTTTTAAATACCATGGGAAAATATAAAGAAGAAACCGGAAAAACCAGGGTAGGCGCATTCCTGGAAACAGTTGCTCCAACTGTGCTCGAACTGGCAGGCGACCTCACAGGCGTTGGCGCCCTTGGCAAGCTCGGACAACTGATTGATAAAAGCCCCGACATGAGCGAACAGGATAAAACCATTGCGCTCGAAATGCTACGGTACGATGTCGAAGACCGGAAGAGCGCACGCGACATGCAGGTTGCTGCACTTGGGCAGGATGATGTTTTTTCGAAAAGGTTTAATTATTACCTGAGTAGTGCAATAATTATTATTTTTGCTGTGCTGATGGTGCTTTTGTTTTTTGTTACCATCCCCGAAGGCAACAGCGAAATAGTGTACATGGGATTTGGAACGTTTATCGGGATTGTGGGCACAGTAGCAGCCTTTTATTTTGGCAGCAGTGCCGGAAGCAAAGACAAAACAGATGGATTAATGCAGGCTCTGAAGAGCCGAAGAGGATAACCAAGTAGGGGCCTTGCCCCAGAACAATTGCGCGTATGAAGCTCCGGATTAATTTCCGGGGCTTTTTTTTTACCTTAAAACGTCCTTTTCTCATCATTAATGAGGTTATATTTTCGCTGCATGGAAGGTAAATATAATGATATTGAGCTGCTTTTTATCCGTGAAGTTCTTGATGAATTCGGTGATGACCTGGTTGACAGGCTTACCGATGAAGTTGAGAAGCGTGAACTTCACAAAAGCGGAGACCTGGTAAACAGCCTTTCGGCTAAAGTTACCAGCGAAGGCATTAATCCAAAACTCGAAATATCTTTCTTTGGCTATGGCCGTGCCATAGAAATTAAATGGCATAAGCTCCGCAAGAACCGCCGTGCTTTTAACGAAAGTACTGAGGTTTATTTGTGGGGACACAAGAAAAAACGGCTTAAGAGCAGCAGCAAAAAAGCTAAAGACACGCTTTGGTATTCGCGCACGGCTTACGGAAGCATCAACCGGTTATTATCCATCCTATCCACCAACTACTCAGAACATGAGCAGGAACGATTAAAAAATCTTCTTAACCGACAAAAAATAAGGCTTACACCATGAGTTTAAAAATAGACCGGCTACAACTTGATATCGTGATCAACAACGACCAGGCGCGTAAATCGCTGCGCGAGCTGGAAGATCATTCGATACAGCTTCAAAAACAGATGGCTAAAGTTCCGAAGGGATCGGAGGAATGGAACAAGATGAACACCCGCCTGAAGGAATTAAAGGTGCAGCATGATAAGGTTATTGAGAGCATCGGGATACAGGGATTGAGCACAAAAGAACTGGCTCAACGGCAAAAGGAATTAAACCTGATAATGCGTAACATGGATCCGCGCATTCCTGAATATCAAAACTTACAACAGCAATTAACGCAAGTTACATCAAGGCAGCGCGAATTAAGGGGATCGTTATTGGATACAAGGCAATCGCTTGGCACAATTGGATCAGGATTTGGCGCTATGAAAAGCGGAATAATGAGCCTTTTGCCAATGTTAGGACTTGGAGCAGGACTTGCCGGAGCATTTACATTTGTAAAGTCGGCAATACTTTCGGTGCAATCAACCGGCGATAAGTTTGAGATGTTTATGGGTGGAATTTCGGAAGTTACAAACCACCTTAAACAAACCCTTGCAACCCTGGATTTTACTAAAATGATTTCAGGGTTTAAAGCAGCTTTTGAAGAAGGAAAACGATATGCTGATGTGCTTGATTTAATTGGTGATCTTGAGCGCTCGTTGCAAATAGAACGCGCAGATATTGATGTTGAAATTACACAGCAGCGTATTATTGCCAAAAACCGTCGTCTTGACCTCGATGAACGCGAAGCCGCAGTTGATAAAATTGTTGAGCTGGAAAAGAAAAAAATGGAGGCAAGCCTCGAATACGAAAACTTAAGACTTGATAACGAGTTAACAAATGCAGCAAACC